CCGCCACGCCGTCCTGAAGCGCGACGGCTGCTGCATCCTCCTCCGGCTGGACCCCGACCATCGTTGTCGGGATCGGTGGGGCGAGTACCACGACCCCCGCGACCTGGACAAGTTATCCATCGAGCACGTCAAGCTCGAACCGATGATGGGCAAGAAAGCCCCGACGGACCTCGCGCACCTGGTCGCACTCTGCGGCTACGCCAACGTCGCTGTGCCATCGAGGGCGATGCGTGACGGGATGCGCCAGTATCTGAGAGAGGTGACGACGTGAAACCCCAGTCGGCCGAAGTCCTGCATCTCCTCCGAGCCTCGGGTCTCAATGGCGTGACCCAACAGGACGCCATCCGGTTCTGCCAGTGCTACCGGCTGGCCGCTCGCATCTCGGACCTACGAGCCGACGGCCACGTCATCGTCACGCAATACGAGACGCGAGGCGATAGGCGGTTCGCACGGTATCGGCTCAACGACGAGCCGGAGCAGGTGACGATGTGGTAGCCGATTACGCGGAGTTCCTCGACCGCAAGACACAGCTCGACGGGTTCGACGGGTTCGAGCCGTTGTGGATGCCGGACTTCCTGTTCGGGTTCCAGACCTCGCTCGTTGACTGGGCCATCCGCAAGGGCCGCGGGGCCATCTTCGCGGACTGCGGCCTCGGCAAGACGCCGATGCAACTGGTATGGGCTGAGAACGTCCGCCGACATACCGGCAAGCCGGTTCTGATCGTCACCCCGCTCGCGGTCGGGTTCCAAACACACGCGGAGGCCGACAAGTTCGGGATGGAAGCGGTCGTCTCCCGTGACGGCTCGCTCCCGGCTGGCATCACCATCACGAACTACGAACGGCTCCACCTGTTCGACCCTGCCGCGTTGGGCGGGATGGTCTGTGATGAGTCCTCGGCCATCAAGTCGTTCGATGGGGTTCACCGCCAACTCGTCACGGACCACATGCGGAAGATGCGGTACCGCCTCCTGTGCACCGCGACCGCCGCGCCGAATGACTACATCGAGCTAGGCACGTCATCCGAGGCGCTCGGCTACCTCGGGCACATGGACATGCTCAACCGCTTCTTCAAGAACGATAACAACACGTCCGACACCAAAGGCCGGTGGAAAGGCTACGGCGCACCGCGAGCGTTCATGGGTCAGCAGTGGCGTTTCAAGGGGCACGCGGAGGAGGCGTTCTGGCGCTGGGTCTGCTCGTGGGCACGATCGGTTCGGCGACCGTCCGACCTCGGCTTCGATGACGACGGCTTCCTGCTCCCGCCGCTGGTTCACCGTCAGCACATCGTAGAGGCATCGACCCGACCCGAGGGCACGCTGTTCGACCTCCCGGCGATCGGCATCCACGAAGAGCGCGACGAACAGCGCCGGACCATCGGCGAACGCTGCGAGCAGGTCGTGGACCTGTTGGCCGACGCCAAGTCAGCCGTTGCCTGGTGCCACCTCAACGCCGAGGGCGACCGCCTCGCCAAGACCATCCCCGGAGCGGTGCAGGTATCGGGGTCCGATGACGCGGACGCCAAGGAAGAGGCGCTCATGGCGTTCAGCCGGGGCGATATCCGGGTCCTCGTGACCAAGCCGAAGATCGGGGCGTGGGGCCTCAACTGGCAGCACGCGCACCGGATGACGTTCTTCCCGAGCCACAGCTACGAGCAGTACTACCAGGCCGTTCGGCGCATGTGGCGCTTCGGGCAGACCGAGCCGGTCGTGGTGGACATCGTGACCACCGAGGGCGGGCGCAACGCGCTCGACAACCTCCAGCGCAAGGCCGATCAGGCCGACCGGATGTTCGATGCGCTCGTGGCGCACATGGGAGACGCCATGCACATCGACCGGACTCGCGGCTACACGACTCCCGTGGAGGTGCCGACATGGCTGTCCTAGACCAGCTCATCACCCCGGAGTTCGCAATCTATAACGGCGACTCGATGGAGGTCATGCCGACCCTGCCCGCCGGTTCGGTTGCGCTATCCATCTACTCGCCACCGTTCGCCGGCCTGTATCAGTACAGCTCGAGCGAACGGGACCTGTCGAACTCGACGGGCTACCCCGAGTTCCTTGAGCACTACGCCTACTTCGTGCGCGAGCTCTACCGCCTGACGATGCCGGGCCGGATGACCGCCGTCCACTGCATGGACATCCCGACCGGCAACACCGGCAAGGGCGACGGCCTGCGCGACTTCCCCGGCGACATCATCCGGCTGCACGAGTCGGAGGGCTGGCAGTACGTCGCCCGCTACCACGTCTGGAAGGAGCCGCTGACCGTCCGCAATCGGACGATGGTCAAGAGCCTGGCCCACAAGACGATCGTGGATGACTCCAGCCGGTGCAGCGTAGCTTCAGCTGACTACCTGCTCGTGTTCCGCCGTAAGGGTGAGAATGCGGTCCCGATCGCGCACCCGCACGGGCTGACCGAGTACGCCGGCGAGCGCCAGATCCCCGCCGAGCTCAACCGCTATCGCGGCTGGAAGGGCAACCAGATCGAGAACCGCTACAGCCACTGGATATGGCGGCAGTACGCCTCCGCGTTCTGGGATGACGTGCGCCTCGACCGCGTGCTGCCGTTCCGTGCGGCTCGGGATGAGGAGGACGAGAAGCACGTCCACCCGCTCCAGCTCGATGTCATCGACCGCTGCATCGTGCTGTGGAGCAACCCCGGCGAGATCGTCCTGACCCCGTTCATGGGCGTCGGGTCCGAGGTCTACGGGGCCGTCCAGAATGGTCGCCGTGGTATCGGGATCGAACTCAAGCCGTCCTACTACCGGCAGGCCGTCAAGAACCTAGAGGCGCTGCTCGGGCAGGACTACCGCGAGGACTCGTGGCTTGACCTAGCGGTCGATGATGAGGAAGTCCCGGCATGACCGCTGCCGCACTGCTCGCCACCTGGCGCACACGGGACAACCGCTACTCCCTCCGCAAGCATCCGCTGACCCCTGCCGAGTATCAGGCGGTCATAGCGTACCGACGATCCGAACTGCTCGAGCTTCGGCCCGCTGAACGGGGCAAGGCTGGCGTGGCCCTGTCGCTCTGGACGCCACGGACGGACCTGGAATGACCCGTTCAGCGGATATCCACCGGGACGATCCAGAGCTGGGCCGGGAGCGGCTGTGTCGGACGTGCGGCGAGTGGTGGCCCGAGGACGACGAGTTCTACTACTTCCAGACCCGCAAGGGCGTCCACCGCACCACGCGCCAAGCCTACCCGTACTGCCGGGCGTGCTGGACGGATCGGCATCGAGGCTGGCGCGCGGAGAACGAGCGCCGGCGCAACGCCATGACTGCGGCCTGAGTCGTGGGGTACTATATGAGTGGAACGGGCTGGAGCTGTCGGTCGCAATCCTCCGGCCTGGCCTGTTCCACTCCTAGAGGATTGCGCTATGGCAGATAGTCCGTACACCCGCGTGTACCACTCCATCGTTGACGATCCGAAGTTCGCCACGGTCTACGATGACGACCGCCGACTGGCGACCTGGCTACGGCTGCTACTGATAGCCGACCAAGCGTATCCGTCGTCGGCGTACATTCCAGCCGGGACGAACAGGGCTGCGGTAGCCGCCCTGGCTGAGTCCGGACTGATCGACTTGGGGACTGGCAGCCGTTACCGCGTCCACGGTCTAGCCGTTGAACGAGGAAGGCGCAGCGAGGCAGCGCGCGTTGGAGGGCTGGCGAGCGGTCGTTCCCGAGCCGAACGAACGACCGTTGAACGACCGTTGAACGAACGCCGAACGGAATCGAACCTAGCCGAGCCTAGCCTAGCCGAGCCTAGCCGAGCATTGTCGCGCGATGGATTGCCGAACCTCGGACCCGACGAACTAGCCGCCCTCGAGACGGCCACCGGCCACGTCGCCTCGATGGCGGGCGACAAGACTCTCGGCGAATACGATCGCCTAGTGGGCGACCACGGGCTACCGGCCGTCGTGGAGGCGTTCGGCTCGATCGCCAAGGGCAAGCGCATGACCGCGCGGCAGTTGGTCTGGGGAGCCGTGAAGATCCTGGAGCCGTTCATCTCGGATCGTGCCGCCGCGGATACCCCGGCACCCGTCAAGCCGTTCGTGCCACGCAAGCTCGAGCCGTGGGAGCAGGAGTACCGCGACGCGATCGCCGCGAGGAATGGAGGCTTTGACTCGTGACTATCCTCGCCCTCGCCGTGTCCTGCCCAGAAGGA